GCCGCTTACCACTGATGACTACCGCCAGATTGCCCGTGAAGAGGCAATGCGGATCGCGCAGTCACAGATGGCAAAAGGTGAAAACCGAATCAACCAGCGAATACAGGAAAGGTTTGACGGGCTCGAAGCAAACAAGGGCTTACTCAAACTGACAGAAGAACAGGTGACAACGGCTCAACAGCAGATCATCAACGAAGAACAGATGAATGCTTTCAAGCCGAAAGCCAACGGACAGCAGGCCAGCGGTTCAGAGGCAGCACCTTCGGAAGACCAGTTTCGCCAGAATGTTTCGGCAGTGTACGCAGAGATCAATGCAGTTGTTGCAGACGAAGGAGTGGAGCTTACCGAGAACGATCCTGAATTCAAAATTCTCGATAAGGCGTTGAGTGACCCAAACGGTTCCTACGCAAAGACCATCCTGGCCGCAAGCAAAGCCGCAAAGACCAAGGCGGCCCGCGCCAAAGCACAGAAAGAAAATGCCAATGCCCGCGTGACGGGTGGAGGCGGATCAACCTCCGATAACAATATTTCAGGCATCACCGACGCGAAGGAACTCTACAAGCTGGGTGAGAAGAAAATCGGAGAAAAAAAATAACAGGAGAATACCATGCTTACCCTCAACGATTATTTCAAGCAGAGCAAAGACCCGTATCAGAAAGGCTTGATTGCCGACCTGTTACGCTACTCTGACTTGATGAAGATCGTCCCCATCGAAAGTGTAAACGCCCTGCGTATAAACGCGACCCGCTGGCAGACCATGCCATCGGTTGCCTTCCGTAAATTCGGCGGCGGCTACACCGAAAGCTCGGGCACAACCGAGCCGATCACTGAAACCCTTGCCTTGCTTGGCGGCGATGTGAAGTTTGACCGCCTTTCCAACAAGGGAGAATTCATCGAAGACCCCGTGGTCACACAGATGAACATGAAGGCGAAGGCCATGGCTAAATTGTTGGTCATGTAAAATCCAGCTATATGCTGGAAACTCTTCAAAAGATTAGTCCTACTGATGAGGTAAAAATGGACAATACATGGAGACAATCAGCAGATAAGACCGAAGAAACGAACCTTAATTCAGATATAGGATGGCTTGCAGGTGTGTGGGATGGTGAAGGAAGTATAGGTATGCACCAACACACAAAGCAAAAAGGGAGACGTGTTCCCAGAAGTTCGATAGTAAATACGGACTTTGCCATTATCGAGGAATGTTCCAGGATACTAAAGGACATGGGCGTCGGTAATTTTGTGCAGACGAGATACCTGCCCAAAAAGGAACATGCCACCCGAAAAGACTTGACAATTGCAGGAATGAAAAGAAACAAAATATTCCTTGAGTCAATCATCCCTTATCTGAGAGGATACAAGAAAATAAAGGCAATGCTTATCATGAGTTTCATTTATTCAAGAATGATGAAACCTGGAAGCGGAAGAATGAGAGGCGGCGTTCCTCTCGATGCCTTTGAAGAGAGTTGTGTCCAAAAGGTTGCAAATGATTTCGACGGAAATCTCAACGAGTTTACGCTGGAGTGGATTGATAATATCCACAAGATGTACTCTGAACTTCGTAGACAATACGAAGAGGCAGCAGAAATGATTGCCCGCCCGCAAGGGTCTAAGTAACAGAATGTTCAAATTCAACGACACCCTGGTCAACGGCGACCATGCCGTAGACGCCGACGCTTTTGAAGGTTTGAAGAAGCGCGTTGCCAATATGCCATCCCGTCAAACCATTTGGCTGGACGCCAGCGCGAACGGCACAGGCGCAAGTTTGAAAGTTCTGGCCTCCGAAGCCAATGAACAACTCTTCCTGGATGCGCTGCATAAGGCGATCAAACGCTGTGACGGAGCCAATGCCCTGCTCAGTAACGAAGACACCCAGCTCGGACTCGGCCAGGTACTGCGCCGCTTGAAGCTGAACACCACCATGACCGACGCATACGATCACACCTGGGATTCATTCAACGGCGTGAAGATTGTTGACGTGGGTTTGAAGTCGGATAAGTCCACCGAGATCATCACCAATACCGAAGTTGTTGCCGACGCAACAGGCACCAGTATCTACGCTGTGCGCTTCGACACCGACGACGGCGTACGCGCCATTGACCTCAAAGGCGCAGGCGGGCCGCAGGTCTATGACCCATTGAAAGGCGGCGAAATGGAAGCGGGACCCCAGAACCTACGCCGCATTGACTGGCCGGTAGGATTGTTCCACAAGAGCCAGTACACCATCGTCCGCATTGCTGGCTTCAAGATGGCCGCAGCCTAAAGGAGAATATCATGCGAGACAATACCTTTTATCAATCCGATGCCGCCGTTGCCGCCGATGCCTTTGCAGGCGCGTTCAATTTGGACGGCACCCCTGCTGACGGCGCGTGGCTGCAATTCGTGGTCACCCGCAATGACGCCGACGCCGACGAGACTCTTGAAGTCGTCGTGTACGGCAAGGACACCGATTCGGGCTGGGCTATCACAGACCAGCAAGTGAGCGGCAATTTCAAGCTGGTGAATGCAGACATCGCCAACGGCGCAACCGTTGTTCGTTATTTGCACGTCACCACGCCGTTGAACTACGTCAACCCCTACTATAACGTAGGCGGAACGACTCCTTCCTGGACTATCGCCTGCGCGCTTGTTTCAGGCCCTGATCAAAGTCAGGTGAACTAACCAAATGCAGGCAGGGTTTACGCCCTGCCTGCCATTCAATTTGAAAGCGAGAACATCCCCATGTCTAAACGATATTTAGTACATGTACCCAATGTGCAATTTTCAGAGACCGTTATGGGCGTGCAATTCAACAAAGGCAGAGCCACTGTTGACGAGCACAGCATTGACGAAGCTCTCGGATACGATGTTGAAGACATAGCCAGGCAAATGGAAAAACTGGGCTATGTGGTCGAAGAACTTGACAAAACCGAGGTTTCCGAAGAACCCGAAGTCAAGGCAAAATAAACCTCAGCCTCCCGCAAGGGAGGCTGAACCAATCTTATGACAACAGTATTTGACATCTCTCTGCAAGTGATGAAGCATGTGACCGATGTGCTGGAGGGGACGGCGACGGACGGGTCTGCCACGTATTTGAAGGACGTGGAGAATTTGATTCAGGCGAACGAGTACTTTGATAGGGGCACGATCTGGATCAAGAGCGGGACGCACGCCAGCAAGGTGGTGAAGGTGACCGGGCACGCGAACAATAAGCTGACCTTCAACCCGCTATCTTCCGTGTTGTGCGTGCAGCAGGTGGAAACCGCGACTGTGCTGGGAACTGTGACGGGAAACGGGAATGCGACAGTGGTGATCACTGCCGCAGGAATGCCGAACAACCCAAAGACGATCAGCGTGGCGGTTCTCAATCTGGATACCGCTTCACAGGTGGCGACGAAAATCCGCACGGCGTTGAATGCTGATACGGATGTGAAGAACTTCTTTACCATCGGCGGGAGCGGGGCGGATGTGACGCTGACTACCAAGACTGCGCGCGCCAACGACACGACCATGAATATGAGCACGGCGAACGGAACCTGCACAGGCCTTACCGCAGCGCCAACCAGCGCGAACACCACGGCTGGAGTGGCGGGTCCACGCTATGCAGTAGCGCGGGGATTGTTTCCGTGGGAACAGGTGATGGCGAAGATGCAAAGCGCATTGGATGAGACCTGGGTGGAGGGTGAAGATGAAAGCCTGACGGGTGACGGCGAGACGCTGGAGTTTGTGCTGCCTACCGGAGTCTATAATCTTTTGCGGGTGGAGATCGAACGGGCGGACTGTCCACAGTTTAAGTCGAACCATTGGCATGAGCACCCGGGAGTCTTGCGATTCAATTATGGGCATGAACCCTACAACGCCGACGTGCTGCATCTATTCTACAAAACAGACCACACAGAGATCACAAGCTACGATGTGACGATCAGCACGCAGATAGATCGTGACTGGCTGGCTTTGACGGCGGCGCGGGATCTGTTATTTTGGGGGGCGAGCATGTATGGACTCAAGACTAACATGATCGAAGACAAACTGAACAAAGTGCTGGGAATGTTGAAGGGCAAAAACGCACGCATTCAGGGGCTGAACGTCATCATGAAAGCGGGAGGGTAGAGCATGACCGTCCGCGTGAGTCCCGAGGAAGTAATGCCGAGCCATCATTTCGCCCTGCAAGATCGGGCGGGAAAGATGCTGGGGTTGATCGCCTGCAACGCAACGACAGGCAAGCGGCTGGATATATACGATGAGAGTCTGTACATTGAAATTCCAGTCACCACCACAGCGGCGAAGCAGACGAGCGGTTCATCCAGCTACGACATCTTCGACTATCCTTATTCGCCAATTGTGCAAGACGACTGGAGCGGCGGGCGGGGTAGTTTGGACTTCGAGAGAGACAGCACGAAGTACTTCGATTCATTCCGCGCCATTACAGGCAGGGCAAACAAAGCTCATGCGGGGCCGCTGGAAAACTACGCCGAAGGACTACGGAGCGGGGACGAGTCGATGCCTGGGAGTTTGAACTTTGTGCCGATGACGGAGTCTAACCGCATCCTCTACAAAAGATTTCAAGCCAGCGCAGCCTACACAGTTGGTAAGGTATGGAACATCCTGCGGAGAAAGAGTACGCCGGGCAATCTACGGGTGGCCATCCATGCAGACAGCGCGGGGGATGTGGGCACGGAATTGGCGTTTATCAGCGTGGCTTATACCCGTATGGAGGACATCCTAAGCGAATGGCTGAATGAAACCATCTCGCAGGCATTGACGAATGGCGCATATTACTGGCTGGTGCTTACCGCAGACAATGAAGATAACGACAAGAAACATTGGCTGGTGGGTGTGAATGAAAACGTGGGCACGACCTACGCCTCTAACACGTTCAGCGCCACGCCGACGGCTGCCACGTTTGACCTATACTTTCGCCTGACCCCAGCCGATGAGACGAAGACCTGCATCCCCTTTGAGTATAAGGAACAGCAGTACTTTGTGATCTCGGGGACGACAGGCGCGCCGAAGATTTACATGGCAGGCGACAGAGGAACGGCAGACGCGAACACGGGTCAATTGAATAAACTAATCGACGGGACCAAGACATGGACAGTGAACGAACATGCGGGCTACCCTGTGCTTATTACGGATGGACTGGGGAAAATGGAACCGCAACCGTGGCGCACCGTCCTTTCCAACGATGCGACCAGCCTGACCCTGGATGAGAGTTGGACCATCACCCACGACACGACCACCGAATACGTGATCTTCGGAACTAAGATGAAGGAGATCGCAGGGCATGGGTTGACCGCACCTGTCACCAGTGTGCTGGTGAGTCCGACGGGTGTGATCTACTTCTGCATGGGTGACAGCGTGACCGTGCGGGCATTGCGGGCATTCACCGATACAGGTGTGTGGAAAGATTTCGACAATGCTGTCAGCTGCCAATTGAACGAGACCGCTGCAACGAAGGCTGTGTTCATGGTATACAAACCACAGGCGCAGAAGATCGTAATCGCCAATAACTCAGACGTTAGCGGGAATGTATCCTGCGCGACATCCAGCAACGTGACCATCCCAGCCTGGGGCACGGCATTGACTTGGAGCGCCGCGGTGAACGTGGACAGCAAATACAGACGCATCAACGGCTTGATCGTGCATCCTGACGGGGCGGGAAATGAAGCGGTATGGGTCTTCAAGACCGACATGCCCTTCATCTTACCGTCCACGGGGAACCCCTACCCCGTGTCACTCGAAGAGATGAAGACAGTCCGAAGCCAATACAACGGGGTGAACCCGATGCGGCACGGAGTCTATTTATACTTCCCGATGCTGCAAGAGATCGTTCGATATTATGGCGGGCAGTTCGAGGACATTGGACCGAACCTGGGCGAGGGATTGCCGGCCAATAGACGCGGGCCTGTGATGACCATGCAGGGCTACGCGGGTAAATTCTTCATCGGCGTGGATGCGGGGATCAGCGGGTACTCATCCCTGCTAGATAGCGGCGGATGGCACGAACGCTACCGCGCGCCGAAGGGTCAGAGATTTTTGGCGATGGCGTTTCAGGTTACCCCTGGAACTGCATTGGATCGTTTGTGGTTGTATCAGGGAAACGACATGGTATGGCTTCCATTCCCCAGCAATAGCACGAATGAACTGGAAGACACGAGTTACCCGTTCACTTATGAGTGGGCGCTGGAACTGGCGCGGATGCACGCGGGGATGTTCGACGTACAAAAGCTGGTGAAGAACCTGAAACTGCAAACCGAGAACCTGGAGATAGATACGGCCACTGGAAAGAAAATATGCTGGATCGAATTGGACTACAAGTTGAACGATGATTCCGAATGGACGACCATCGAAGACGCATTCACGGACAGTCCGACCCAGGAAGTGGATTTCACTTCCATCTATGGCATTGCAGGCAAGCGCTTGAAGTTCAGGATACGCGGTTATTCGCGAGACTCAAGCAAAACGGCGGTGCTGCTGGCGATCATCGTTTCAGCGGTCACGCGGGTGGACGTGAAGAGCATGTACGGTCCTTTCACGTTCCTGCTTGAAGATAACTCGAAGCCGTTTGGATTGCGCGAGGAGAACAAAGAAGCCAGCGCCGAGGAGCAGTTGCAGGACATCAAGGATTGGGGCGATGCGTCCAACGATTCGATGCTGTTACTTTCTTCTGTGTCTTCGATGCTGCATGGCAAGATGGTCTTCATGAACGTGGGCACGCGGCGACAGATCGGGTTCAAGAAGGCAGACAATAATGAATTCGGCGGCAATGCGATCACGGTGAGCGTGACGTTTCAGGAAGCGTAGTCCTTCGACTACGGGCGGATTACCGCCCTCCGCTCAGGATGAGATATGCCAATAAAGCAGAAGAAATTATTCACGTTTGGGAAGTCTGTGAGCAAGGTCGTTTTGCCGAAGGAGCGATCTGTGCGGGCGGAGAAGTTGAAGAACGCAGAGGACAAGCCGCCGTTTTATATCCGTGGGATATTGGCAGGATCGAAGGAAGAATACTGGTGCAGCCTGGCGCTGGAGCGGATCGAAGAAGAAACGGGCTGGGCATGGGAGTACCAAGTGCCTGTGTACGGGGGGCGAACGAGGGCAGGCGGGAACGTGGTGGACTTCCTGGTGCATACGCCTGGGATGAAAACGATTTTAGATCCCATGGGACGTTACTGGCATACAGGTATCAATGAAGACCAGAGCCAGATGCAGAACGTGGCGAGACGAAAGAACTGGGTGCTGATTGCCTGGTTTACGGATGAGACCCCGACCCGCGAGAGCGTGTATGTGTTTTTGCGGGATAAGTTGAATGTGTGATCCCTCACCCCTAGCCCCTCTCTCAGAGGGAGAGGGGAATTGGAGAAGAATAAGATGACAGACATAATTCAGCAATACCTACGAGATGATATTGAAATAGTGCGCGGGGGAGACTGGCATGAAACCTGGAACTTATATTCAGACAACGCTGGCACAGTGCCATTGGATACGACAGGGTACACTCTCACACGGGAGATTAGAAAGAGCCACCCGAATGGGGAATTACTCGACACGTTGAGCGTAGAAAACGGAAAGATCATTCACACGCCAGCCAGCGGTCAGTTCAATTTGAACCTGACGGAAGCGGAGATAGACGAATACGATTTTGTTTCGGCGGTCTACCGTGATGTGCTGGATTACGGGGATGGAAATAAACAGGTAGTACGCCTCGGCAATGTGAAGGTGGTATAGGATGTTGATCATTATCGCTAAAAATGTGAACACCCTTTCCATTGAAAAGCAGGTTGTGCTGCGCGTGAAGATCGCGGCGTTCAATGTTCCAAATGGAATCCTGCAAAGTTCGTTCACTCAGAAAGGCTCCATCCTTGTGGGGTTGGGGGATGCCTCGTTTGTGGAGATTCCCCCTGGTGTGGATGGGGAGTACCTACAATATGATTCTAGTGAAGCAGCTGGGATCAAGAGCGCGGTGCCGTCCTTTGATATAAACGACACAACGAATCACCTGATCAATGGCGGCTTCGACTTCGCGCAGGAACAAACACCTGAAACACTGACAACGATAGCAGACGGGGCATACGGTCCCGACCAGTGGAAGACGACACGAGAAAATGCAGACCTGCAATATGTGAGGCAGGATGCAGCCAGTGAGAGCGGATTAGCCTCTCCTTATTATGGACAGTTCAAGAAGATCACAAACGCGGGAAAATTCCTGATTTGCCAGCCGCTGGATTATATGAATAGTTTGAAATTCAGGGGCACGACCATAAACTTCCAATTACAAATGAAGGCCAGCGATGCGAAGACGATCAAGATCGCAGTGGTGGAGTTACAAGCGGCGGGCACGAAAGATACACTACCGACCCTCGTTAGCGCGTGGGGTGCGGATGGAACAGACCCAACATTGGGGGCGAACCTGGCGGCGATCCTAACGCCTGTCTCATGCAGCGTGACTACCGCATGGCAGATATTCAAATTTACAGGAAGTGTGCCGGCCAATTCCAAGAACCTACTGGTGATGGCGTGGAGCGATGCGGACTTTGCGGTGAATGATACGCTTGGCATGGCGGAAGCTGGGTTATATTTTGGAGAGAGTCAACGAAGCTGGACGCCTGGAAAGATATCCGAGGAAATGAACAATATTTTCCGTTATTGCTGGAAGACATTCACGATTGATGTGGCTCCAGCACAAAATGCAGGCGCGGCCGGGTCATTCCGTTTTATAGCAGGAAAATCGGGTGCAGGCGCAATCATGGCAACCGTACAATTGCCCGTCAAAATGAGAATATCGCCAACGGTCACGACTTATAATCCAGACGCTGCAAATGCCCAAGTCCGCAATAGTACGCTAGGCGTGGATTGTTCAGCGACAGGAACAACACCAAGCGAAAGTCAGATACTTGTCTCATGTACTGGTCACGCAAGCAATGCAGTGGGCGACGTTCAGCGTTTTCATCTTCTGGCGAAGGCTCAGTTATAATTAGATGGTACAGTGAAACCCCATTCGACGAAGTGATGGACTACTGTACCAATATTGTGATAGAATATTTGAGGCGGTGGGCAGGGTGTCCCCCTCACTCTGGTCACTGCCATTTAGTTTGATAACCCTTTTGATTAGGAACCCCTTCATGCCGTGAGGCTGGAGGGGTTCCGTGTTTTAGTTTCTTAGGATGGGTTGAAGGGTGCCGTCTTCGTTGAGGAGGATGTGATGGTAAATCATCAAGCCACGTTCCTTTTTTATTCTTGTCCAACCATTGACAAGATTACAGAAGTGATTATACTTGTCTGTAGATAGAAAAATGTTGTAGTGTGTTTCACGTGAAACAGGTGGACGTGCAGAGTCCACGAGGAGAAAAGGCGATGGAAGAAGACCTAGTTCTAAAGAGTTTCAGACATATGTTGTACGTGTCCCTGTCCATGTTGGTGAAGTTTGGCAGGCCGACCAATGCTCCACAAGAGGATTGGGATTTTGCGTTGGCCGCTTTGCTGGCGATGGCGGAAGACTAAGGAGGATGGAATGAAGGCAAAGAAGAAAGAGACAAAGATTGTGCGCGGGTACAGCCTGTCGCCTGTGAATGTGAAGTGGTTGAAGGAGAAGGCGGTGGGGCAGATGATTCTGGCGGAGGACTATGTATCGGTCAGCGAAGCGCTGGACGTGTTGTTGACCCAAGCCAGGGAGGACGAACTGCGGGATGCGCGGATACTAGCGAAGGTGAAGTCCAGCGTGAAGGCGGCGTGATGGGCGCGGTGTTGAGCGCACGGACGAGTGAGGCGTATTGGGATCTGATCGAGGCGATTGTGGAGCTTCGACTGCGGGCGGAGTACCGCCCTCCGCTCAGGATGAAGCAGGAAGAGAGGTGAGCGATGGCAAGAGGAAGCAAAGGCGGGCTGGTGGGAAGGGCAGGAGCGGTGGAGTTGGCAGACCAAAGGCGGTGGCTGCACGAGGAGGGGCTGCGGAAGTTGGACGCGGATCGGCTGCATCGAGAGGCGGCCGAGATCACGGAAGAAAATGATCTGATCCGTATGGCGATTGCGATGGAAGGCGAGAGATCTTTCTTCAGGTGGTGGGACGACGATACGCAGGTGCCGAGTTATGGGAAGCGGCGGGAGCGGATCAAGTTGTTGAAGAAGAGATTGAACCTGCATGAAGAGTAGTGTAGCGAAGGATGAAAGCGCTGGCGAAAAAAGCCAGCAAGAAGCGGAAGACAAGCAAAAGAGCGCCGCCTACGAGCGCGAATGTGATCCTGCGGTTATTGGAGGGGCAGGGCGCGAAGACGAGGCCGAAATAAAAAGAAAAGCCACCTGTGCAGGGTGACTTTCTTAAGCGATGTGAGGGATTGAATGACCCTCGAATGAGATTATAGCACTGGTTTCGATATGCCGCATAGAGCGCGGCTACTCAAATACAAAAGGAGAAAAGCGATGGCAGTACAAAGAGAGCAAACCAAGACGAAGTATGTAGTTTCTGCAAGTGCGGTGCCCGACGAGGTGGTGAAGGCGGCGCAGGTGGTGATCGTGGCGGAGTATAGCTGGCATGTGATCGCGCCTGCTCCGTACCGAATGCACTGCCTGATGTCGTTTGCGCCCCTGCCTGCGGTGAGCTGCCCCGTGGTGGACGTGAAGAGGATTGCCGACGACGAGAAGATGGCGGCGATCTTGAAGAGCTGCACGGACCCGATTGCGGGGGTGATCAATATGGACGGACTGTTGACTGGGTTGGTGGCGTTGGGGGGGAAGGTAAGCCGATGCGGAAGGCAGAAGAAGCCGACGGCGAAAGATGTATCTACTGCACGGATGGAGAAGAAGGAGAAGCGGGGAGTCCGCTTTACTCGACCCGTGAGAAAGATGAGGGTGCATTGATGGACGATTTGAAGAGCAGCGCCAAAAGGGTGGTGGCGTTCTGGTTGACGATGATCCTTGTGATCGTGATCGGCATCCTGCTGTGTGTGGTGTTGTCTGCCGTACTGGGGGTGGGGACTCCGCTGCGGCCTGTGATCGGGCAGGGTCATTCTTATCACGGTGGCTTTCACGACCACCGATTGTAAAGGAGCAGAGGCTGATGATGGAATTCAAAGAGGTGCATGTGAAGGGTGTGACTTTCAACGTGGCGAAGGGAGTGATCTCCTTTTCGTTCCAGGTGGCGAAGACGGATGAGACGATGCAGACGGCGGAGTCTTTGGCGTTCTTTGTGGATAAAGGGTAGTTGACTTTGATGATCGAGAACAGGCAGATGTCTTTCTCGGTACTTGAGAAAAAGGAAGGTGCATGATGACTTCATCTATCTATGACATTTATGAATTCTATTTGGAAGCGCGGGATTTGAAAGAGAAGGCGCATGTGGTGAATGTTGAGTCTGTGCGGTTAGAGAGTGTGTTCAACCCGCAAAGCAATAAGAAGGATTCAAAAATATGCCTACGTTTTGTGAACAGGCGGAAGTCCATGCTGCTGAATAAGACTCAGGCGGGTGCAATGGAAGAGATCGCAAGGACTGACGACTATACCAAGTGGCAAGGCGTGGAAGTTGTTCTGACCTCGGGGCGTGCGAAAAATGGGCGGCAGACTATCGTTATAACCAACCGCGCCAATTCTGGAGATATTGAACTGATGTACCCTCCGACCACACCGAAAGAAAAAAAGAATGATCCCGTAGTTATCCCTGCTGGTTTTTGGGATGCGCGTGAAAAAGGTGGGGCAGCAGTGAAGTTTGCGGCTGCACGTTGGGGGGTATCTCAGGCTCAGGCGTGGGGAATGATTGACCGCGCCATCAAGGAAGAGAAGGTTGGGGCAGTCTTGCCAGATCATGAGTTCAAGGGGTACGTGGAGATGGTGGCGGTGGAGAAGTGATCTCGGTATCGAATGAGTGGTTCGAGGGGATCGGCGCTTATCGCGGGGTGATGCGGAAGGGGAACGAATACCGATATACGCGCAAGCAGTTCCAGGCTGGGGAGGAGGCGGAGTTGTATGCGTTGGCGGTGATGCTGAGGTTTAGAACCATCACTCTGCAGGGGGGAGCGGAAGGATGATGAGCATGGAGTCGGCGATGAAGGCGGCTCGAAAGCTGCCTGAGCCTTCCATTGGTATGGAGTTGAAGCTGAGGGTGGAGGTGTTGTGCGCTTATATGAAGCTGCATGACTTGCGGAAGGTGGGGTGGCGCGGTGATCTGCTGGTGTTGACCCCCATCGACCCCCCCCCTGTCCTTCGGACATCCCCCCAAATGAAGAGCACATTTGGAGGGAGAACGGCGAGTGACAGGAAGCGCGGGTAGGCCCGCATTCTCCTCCTTTTGTTGGCTGGTTTACGGTGACTGCCGAAGTGGAACCGTTGGGAGAAAGCATGAAATGGAAAGCGATTGTGTATGGTCTTCTTGTCGAAGGCATTGTAGTTGCTCTGATTTTGATTACTTGTCACGGAGGCAAATGAAATGAATGCCGCTGGGAGGGTGAGATGAAGGATCGTGCGCCTGAGCAGGGAAGGGTGTTGATGTGGCTGGGATTTTTTTTGATACTGGCCTGTGTGGTGTTGGCTGTGTTGAGCGGTTTTGATATATTTGGCGTGTAGCCAAGAAGGGAAGTGAGGTAAATATGAGCGCGGTCATTTATGGAAATTGCGAAAGATGCGGACAGCCGTTTACGATGGAGGAGGATACGCATCATGTGACATTTTTGGTGGAAGGGATGGTGAGTGAGTGCCCGGTGTGCGGGAAGGAGTTGACTTATCCTTCGACTGCCTCCGCTCAGGACGGAGGGGAAGGTGGCTAAGAACTCTGCAATTGAGTGGACGGATCATACGTTCAATCCGTGGATGGGATGCGTGCGCGTCTCGCCTGGGTGTGTGCATTGCTATGCCGAGACGTTCACCAAGCGATTCGGGAAGGCCGAGTGGGGGCCGACTGCGAAGCGGGTGAAGACCAGTGCGGCGTATTGGAAGAAGGCGTTGAAGTGGAATAAGGAAAAGTGGTTTCGATGTCAGGTTTGTGAATGGCGTGGGACTGCACCGTATGGTGATCAATCCTTTTGTCATGGACTGAAAGTAGTGCCGACCCGCCAGCGTGTATTCTGCGCATCCCTTGCGGATGTGTTCGAGGATAACCAGCAGGTGGCGAACTGGCGCGGGGAGTTGTTCCAGTTGATCGAGAAGACTCCGAACCTAGACTGGCTGCTGCTGACGAAGAGACCTGAGCGCATATTCAGCCTGGGCACGGATGCAGTCGGCGAGGTTTTCGATAACTGGTTGGCGCGTAACCCGAACGTGTGGCTGGGCGCGACGGTGGAGAGTCAGGAATACTTCGAGCCGAGAGTCAAGGCGTTGCTGGATTGTTGCAGCGCGGTATCTTTCCTTTCAGTGGAGCCGATGATCGCGCCGGTGAGACTGCCGCACAATAGGTCTGTGCAATGGGCTGACCGTTTGGATTGGGTGATCTGCGGAGGGGAGAGCGGGGTTGGCTGCCGACCAATGGATGTGCAATGGGCGCGGGACTTGCGCGATGATTGCATGGCGGGCGGGGTGAAGTTTTTCATGAAGCAGTTGGGCGGCAACCCGAAGAAGCGGGACAAGCTGGAAGACCTGCCCGAGGATTTGCGGATTCGGGAGTGGCCTGATGTTCGAGCCGACTGACAACATCCCCAATTTTGGGAGCGTGCCTGTGCGCCGGCGTGGCGGGGCGTGGACGATAATGCGCGTGACACGAATGGCCTACCGCAGGACGATGATCAACTTTGCGAAGTTGATCATCGTGGAGTTCCTGAACAGGCAGACGTGGGATGTGGAAGCGGTGGTGGACGAGTGGCTGAACGGGTCCCCCCAGTTATGAGCGCTCGACGTCACTATACTTTTGGGTCCCCTCTATTTAAGTATAAGAGAGTCGTGTGATGTGTGTGATGTGATGTGTGTGATGTGTGTTTTTTTTCTAGCGGAGTAAAGCGATGTCGATCATGAATCTACACAGAAAAGGCAAGATCTTCAAGGACGATGGAAAGACACTGACCTTCGACCCAACGAAGCAGGAATTCGAGGGCGAGTTTATGGCGCAAAAACAGGGGAAGCCGTTACGCATCAAGAAGGAAATACGGTCAAAGCTGGACTGGTTCAAGGAGGATTATCCGACACGGTTCAAGGCATTGGCGGAGCGGATAGCGATTGAACTGGTGAAGTATCTGGTGACGATAAACGACAATGAACCTGTGGAGTTGAGCCAGGTCTATCAGGAAGGGGCCTACCTTTTGAAGGTTTCGCCCGAGACGATAAAGCGGTACATCTACGCACACACGGCGATGAACGCGGAACTTTATCGAATTGGGAAGAAGGTGAAAGTGAATCCGTTTTACGATGATGACGAAGAGGAAGACAGTGAACAGTAATCGTCTGGTGCATGAGGAAGCCATGACGACCCCCTCTGTCCTTCGGACATCTCCCCCAAATTCGGAGAGCACGAATTTAGGGGAGAAACAATACGTCGCAGTGCAGGCAGGCGACGGAGTCAACTTTATGCCTGGAGAGATTCAGCCCTCGGTGATGAAACGCATCGAGATGATCGGGAAGTTGAATGACCGCTGGCTGGAGTATCGTACGGCAGGTGATGGCGAGTCCCTGCTGAGACTGGCAGAAGAATACGCGAAGAAGAAGATGCCAGTGATGGCGAATATCGTGAGGAAGGAGGCAGCAGAATGTCAGACAGAGCAGAGCCGAAGTCAGACCGCAGACCGCAGACCGCAGACCGTACACGGTTGACAGTTGCACTGGCGAAACTGGAGGATGTATTCACGTCGGAGCAGGTGTCACAGATGATCGACGTGCTCGTGATAACCTTTGACAATGCGGTCATGCGCAAGTGCGACCAGACCTTCACGATTCTATTCAATGACAAGGGCTATCCCATCGGGTTCAACGGCAGCAACAACGTCAAACCCGTGCGGCCCGTGTCCACGTATAAGGCGGAGTGAGAGATGGCAAAGAAAAGCGGACCGAAACCGAAGGGCTACGTAATCTTATCGGTGAGGCTGCCAGTCTATTACGTGGCAGCGATGAAGGCAGTGAATGCGGAATGCGGCGGCGGGTTGGCAGTCAATGAACAAATCCGCCGCGCTGTCCGCAGTATGTTGTGCGGACTCGTATATTCGAGTCTGGTCAAACCATAGTTCGGCGGCTTCCTTGCCAGCCGAAAGAAAGGTAAAACGATGAATTGCCAAGAATTACTTAAACTCGCAGATAATCATGTTGAAATTGCGCTTCACTTACCAGAGTATGAAGGTATGCAATTGATTATGGTTAGCGGAGCAATCACCACAGAAGAAAGATTTGAAAACTTCACCGATTCACTTTGCCATCTTTTCGATGATGGAATTATCCGTAGATACCGCCGTGAAATTGGCTCATTTGCAGATATTGAAGTTTTGAAAATCATTGACGCTGATTGCGTAGACGCCGCCGAACACAGCATGCACCAGACCGCCTTTGGCGCGGGTGGGCGTGGCGATTTCCCCCTGCTTGGGTAACTTCAAGCAAAGTACCGTCCGCTATTTTCGGCGGCTGGTAATGCAAACCGTTAGGCGTTTGGTGAGTAAATGAAAAATCGCAAATGTCGTATGTGTGAAAAAGATGTTGTCGCTCTTGGATTTGATCCAAAGAAAAAGACAATCACTTATTACCATGAAGACGGCGAGTTTTGCACTTTCAAGCCACGCCTAACAAAACATGCACCCGACGCGCGAGAGTCTGGCGCAAAAATCGTCAAGTCCAAATCAAAGAGGTCTGCAAAATCCGCGCGCGGGTAATGCAGTCCGTTAGGTGTTTTATTTGGAGAATTATGTCATCTATTATATGTCCAACATGTAGTCAAGATTTGAGGGCAAAGCCACATGAGGGATGGCGTGGCGCAAATTGTTCTCAATGTGGCCAGGGGTTGCGGTGGCATTATGCCGCAAAATTAGCACGCCTAACAAAGCGTGCACGCCGACGTGTGGCGGGCGGTTGGCAAGCGTGCCGCCACACGCGGGTAACGCTCGCCGTTAGGTGCTCCATGCTAAATCGAGATGGTCTTATAAACAGCGATCACTGGGCAACACCAGCCAAACTTTATAAAAAGTTGGACGCTGAATTTCATTTTGATTTTGACCCATGCCCATTGCACGCAACCTTTGACGGTCTGCAAGTTGAATGGGGTAACGTCAATTTCATAAACCCGCCATATAACCGCAAAGATAAGCCGCGATTTATTCAGAAGGCTTTCGATGAATGGCGTAAAGGTAAAACCTGTGCGCTTCTCATTCCAGCGGCAACAGGCACAAAACAATTTCACGATCTTATTCTGCCCCATGCTGAAATCCGTTTCCTTCGTGGGCGGGTCGCGTTCGCAGGCTACAACACAAAAGGAGAATATGTCACAAACAACAAAGGTAAACACGATAGCATGTTAGTTATCTTTCACGGCACGCACCTAACAAAGCGTGCACTGGACGAAAAGCCGTCCAGCGTTTTTTTCAAGTCCTCAGTTACTCGCGGCTTTTCGCCAGTTACGCAAGCCGTTGGAAGGCTAAAAATATGTTCTCGTATTACGGCAGTAAAAGCAAACTCGTAGACCTATACCCTGCCCCGAAGCATGGCAAGGTAATTGAGCCTTTCGCGGGAAGCGCACGTTATGCGCTGAAATATTTTGACCGTGATGTTTTGATTGTTGACGCTTACGATGTCGTTATAAAAATCTGGCAATACTTGCAGCTCGCAAGTGAGAAAGATATTTTAGGCTTGCCAGATTTGACATACAAACAATCAACGGCTGATTACAACCTTTCCGAAGGTGAGCGTCTGTTACTTGGCTTCTTGGTTGCGCGTGGCTCTCGCCGCCCTGCTAAAGTTGTTCAAAAGTTTTCAAGCGTGGCGCAAGATAAAATCCGCATTGCCAAAGACCTGTATAAAATTCGTCACTGGAAAATTCAGCAAGGCGATTACAAAGATATTCCAAACGATGAAGCCACTTGGTTTATTGACCCGCCATATCAGAACGTAGGAAAGGCTGGTTACAATGTCAATGAGCGCGGCAAGGCAATAGATTTTCCTGCTCTTGGTGAGTGGTGTAAATCGCGTAATGGTCAGGCGATTGTTTGCGAAGTCACTACCGCCGATTGGTTGCCATTTGAGCCGCTCAAAAAACAACATGGTCAAAAGTTATTCAGCACCGAAGCAATCTGGTGTAATGATAATTGGTCTTATCAACAGCAGCTCTTTACACCTTCCAACACAGCGTGGAGCGGACTCGTTGAAAGCGGGCGCACTTTGCCCGCCGTCGTGAATTTTCAAAAAGGTATGAGCCAGCGTAAAGCCGCTCACGCCAACCGTTGGAAGGACAGTGTTATGGACGAAACAGATAGGATGCAAGAGCAATTTTGCTTTATTTACGGCGAGCCAGTATCCAGGCATGATCCAGATTGGCTTACATCGTTTGGATTGTTCGCAAAAGGCTGGGAGTATGGCAAAGCCTTCCAACAAAGCGTGCAATTGACCGATGGTGGGCACGCCGAATCTGACAGCGAATCTACATCCGCCACCATCGGCAATTAACGCAAACCGTTAGGCACTTCCTTCGAGAGGCAAAGTAGCATGAAATCAGTGTCATTGTTTTCAGGGATAGGCGGTTTTGATTTAGGCTTTCAGCGTGCGGGTATTGAGTGCGTCGCTGTTTGCGAGATAGATAAAAACGCTCAATCCGTTTTGCTACGTCGCTTTCCCGAAGCAAAATTATTTGATGATGTAAGAAAGGTAGGCAAAGAAACACATGAGCGAAAATCAATTGACATTGTTTGTGGTGGATTCCCCTGTCAGGATGTCAGCATTGCGGGAAAACGGGCGGGCATTGCTGGAGAGCGAAGCGGATTATGGTTCGAGTTTGCACGAGTTATTGATGAACTTGAGCCGCAGTGGGTTGTTATCGAAAATGTCCCTGGTCTTTTATCCAGCAACAAAGGAAAAGACATTCAAGTAATAATTGACTATCTTACTCAAATAGGATATACTTGCGACATTGACATAAAAGACGCGCAAGAATTTGGCGTCGCACAACGAAGAAGGAGAGTGTTTCTAACATGCGTGAGACTAGACGTTTTACTAAAGCAGAGGACGAATTTATCAAAGCAAATCTCAGCCGATTTACTATCACAGATATTGCTAAACGCTTGGGGCGCAACCCAGCAAGCATCGTCTCTCGTGCCACTACACTCGGTTTACGAAAAGCCAATAGAACGGTGCGTAAGTTTACTGAGCAGGATGACGGGTTTGTTAGAGATAACGCGGGAAAGATTAGCCTGCAAGAAATATCTAAACAGCTTGGACGTTCTACTGGATCAATTTGGGGAAGAGGGCAAAAACTCGGAGTCTGGTTTGATAAAAAGATCAGGAATCCAGAAGGACGAAAACTCAGGAAAGACGGTTATGTATCCATCCGACTTGAAAGCGGAGAATGGCGACATGAACATATCCTTGTGGTTGAAGGAATACTTGGACGCCGTTTGCAAAACGGAGAAGGCGGTCACCACATCAACCTTGAGAAATCGGATAACAGACTATCAAATCTATATTTTTTCCGTGATGGCACTGCTCATAGTAGAGCGCATACTTCTCTCAACCGATTGGTCAAGCAGTTATTGGAGCGTAGCGTCATCACTTTCAACACTGATACAGGAGAATATGAATTATGCGAGACAAGCAAGTAGAAACTTGTTTATCGAATCTGGACTGCGTGATAGTTGGCGGGATTATCTCGATTCCGCATCCAATATCCAGGGTGAACTTGAGTGCCGTATTGGAAATATCCGCGCCGCCGAAGTATTATTTGAGTCCGAGAGCGGCACATGGGATAATCCGCCGAGCAGAGAAGCGGGGAAAGAAGTTGCCTATTCACTTAGAGCAAACCCTTCGCACAGTGGCGACAAAGGCGATGGAGGAATAAATACAACAATGATTGCCAATACTGTGCAGGCGCAAGAAGCAAAAAAAAGTAACTCACCTGAAAATAATTATGTGCTTGCTTTTGGCTGGAATAAATCGCCGTCGCAAACAATGAGCGTCACAGAAAAGGCAGGCGCATTACAGGCAAGCCCTACTTCAAATCCTGCTATATGGGAAATGTCCCACGCCGATGAAGCAGTCCGCGAGAATGGCGAAGTCGTGCCGACTTTACAGGCACGAATGGGAACAGGCGGTAATCAAGTTCCGATGGTTGGCGTCCGCCGTCTTATGCCTATTGAATGTGAAAGGTTACAAGGCTTTCCCGATGGATGGACGGATGGACAAAGCGACAGCGCGAGATATAAGCAACTAGGAAATGCTGTTGCTATTCCAGTTGTTGAATGGATAGGCAAGCGTATAAAGGCAGTAACGTGCCTAACAAATGCGTGAACCCGACGTGTGGGAGTCGTCGCCTTTACGGGCATTTTCCCACCTTCGAGATTATCCACATCTCAAAGTTTATCCAAGCCCGCCCACACGCGGGTAACGCAAACCGTTAGGCTTCTTACTTATGTCAGCAAAAATACTCGAAGGCAATGTCCTTGAAACCCTGAAAGACCTGCCAGCCTGCTCGGTTCAGTGCGTGGTAACTAGCCCGCCTTACTACGGCTTGCGCGATTATGGAATTGATGGGCAGATAGGTTTAGAGCCTACGCCCGAAGCCTATGTAGAAGTTCTTGTCACCTTGTTTCGAGAAATCCGCCGGGTACTAAAAGATGACGGTACAGTGTGGCTCAATCTTGGTGATAGTTATTGGGGCGGTAAAGGCTCAAATGCTAATCTTGATAAAGGCATTGAAAACCGTATTGCCGAAGGTCGCACTATTCAACGTCCGCAAACGAGAATACAAAACATGAAGGTTATCCCCACCAATGGCAAGCACGAATCAATCAAAGCTAAAGACTTGGTAGGTATCCCCTGGATGGTTGCGTTTGCGCTCCGCAATGATGGATGGTATCTGCGCTCCGAGATAATTTGGGCAAAGAAAAACTGTATGCCCGAAAGCGTGAAAGACCGCCCGACCCGTTCACATGAGCAGATATTTCTTTTGTCGAAGTCGTCAGATTATTACTACGATTACGAAGCGATAATGACACCAACAAAAGGCAGTGAGCATGATAAACGAGCGCGTGTTTCTCGAAAGCGTTTTCCTACCGATACCGTGAACGGCATCCGCAAGACTGGTTATTATCCAATGGCAAACGCCCGCGATGTTTGGCATATCCCAACAAGACCATACAAAGAAGCGCACTTCGCCGTATTTCCCCCCGACCTGATAGAACCCTGTATCCTAGCAGGTAGTAAAGAAGGCGACATAATTCTTGACCCGTTCAATGGCTCAGGCACTACGGGCGAAGTCGCAATCAAGTACCATCGTGAATATATTGGATGTGAAATAAACCCAGAATACATCCGTCTCACAGAGAGAAGGTTATCAAAAATTCAGCCAGTCTTAATGCAAGAACGAAGCCTAACAAAGCGTGAACCCGACAAGGGCAACGCCGCGGCTCAATTTGAGAACTTTGAATAAATTTATAGTCTTGCGTTCTCGCCCTTGCGGGTTACGCAAGCCGTTGTATTGCTTTCTTGCTCATAAAGGAGTTTTATGAAAATAAAGTTTTCTTTTATTTGGTTCGATGTGTGGGTTGGTTTCTTCTACGATCAGAAGAAGCGCATTTTATATTTCTGCCCT